AGCGACCATCAGTGGACCGCTTTTTATCCCAGCAACACAGTCAAAGAACATTATCTCTGACCTCAACACTCGTCTATGGGACTGGCTTGGAGATGCGAACGCACGTTTATCACGTGACCAGCTAGTTCTTGATGCCGCTTTTGACATCCGCAAGGAGTTACAGCCATATCTTGATGACCTGTCCAAGAAGATAGGCGAGAAGGCTGCAACTCAGCAGATCGTTGAGATGTCACAGAACCTTGCTATTGAGCGAGTGATGGCATTCGTAGATAATCCAGCCGTTCGTACACAGATGGCGTGGTCAATGCGTAACTTTGCACGTTTCTATCGTGCAACAGAAGACGCTTACCGCCGTGCATATCGCACAGTCAAGTACAACCCAGAGGCTTTGCAGAAGATTGCCTTGACATACGAAGGCGTAAGCCATTCAGGTTTCGTACAACGCGATGACCAAGGTGAGGCATACTTCATCTACCCAGGTTTGGCTCCAGTTTATGGCGCAGTCAACAAGATGCTCAATGTCTTTGGTCTTGGAGACAAGTTTGTAGCACCAATGCCATTGCAGTTTGGTTCATCCTTGAAGATGCTCACACCATCTGCAAATCCTGACTCGTGGTTGCCTACATTTTCAGGACCACTTTCTGGGCTAACGCTCAAAGCTATTTACAATATAACAGGTTTCTTATCTGAGTCTGATATTCCTGTAATGGCTAGAGTTGCCAAGGAAATCAAATCTACAGAGCAGTACACACTTGGTGATATCGGAGAAGGACAGTCGTTCTTCCAGTCTGCATTGCCAGGCCACGTCAATCGTCTTATTGCTACCCTTGATAAAGATGAGCGCGATAGCCAATATGCTTCAGCTTTCCGCAAAGCGGTTACGTACCTAGAAGCAGGCGGTCATACGCCATCAGCAACGGCAACTCCTGGTGAACTTATTGAATACCAGAAGAAGTTGAAATCAACTATTACAGCAGTCTTAGGTGTTCGTTTTATCCTAGGCTTTATTTCACCAGCATCACCAACCACAACACTCAAGAGTGATATGGCTGAGTGGGTTCGTGAAAACGATCGCGTCAACTTCAAACAAGTATTCTCTAAGTTGATTGACCAGTACAGCGATACCAATGATCCTGTTGGAAATGCTATGGCAGATTGGGTCAAGTATTACCCAGAGCAAGTTCCATACGTTATCAATGAGTCTGACCCTGTATTCCAAGCACGAGTCAAGACTTCTAACGCGGCAGCAAACTGGGTCGATGACAACAGCGAACTCATCAAGAAGTACCCAGAAGGTGCAGCATTCTTGATGCCACAGTCTGGAACATTCTCGTGGGAGGCTTACCAGTTCCTCAAGGACAACGGATACCGCGAGACTAAACTCGTTGGCGACTTCCTCAAAGAAACTTTCGTGGCAAAGTCCAAGCAGTTCTATTACATCCAGCGCGATAAGTACGAAGAGGCGCTACAGAATGTTGGAACTGACCGCGAGCGTAAGCAACTCAACGAGGCTTGGGATGCTTGGTCTAAAGAGTTCAAGCAGACCAGACCGCTTCTACAAGAAGAGTTTGCTAACTCTGCAGCTAACAACGTCAAGCGTATGGCTGCCTATAAAGATCTCAAAACAATGCTTGATGAAACCAAGATAGCTTCACCAGCGGCTAATGCTATCCGCAAGATGGTCCAACTATACGATGACTATAAGTTGCAGATTGATACAGTCTATAACAGCCGTAGCGAAGCAGACATCAATGCACGTGAAATTCTTCGTACAGCAACGCTTTCCCAGATGCAAGACATTGCAGCTTCAAATCCAAACGCTAGCGGTGTCTATGACATCCTATTTAGCAACTTCTTGAGAGGAGACTAAGTGAGCCTACAAGGTTTCACCCCGCCATCTGGCGCTTCTAAGACTGGAATCATTACAGGATCAACACCTTCAGTAGGTGGAGCACGTCTCCCACTAATTGGACCTGGTGGTACAGGAACTGGCGGTATTGCCAAGAAGTCTACTTTTAGTTCAACCAGCGCAAAGCAGATTGTTTCAGACTATCGAAGAATGACACCAGCCTTTCGTAAGGCTTTGTCTCAAAAACTCAAGGATGCTGGTTATCAGACACCTGTAACAGGAGAATACAGTGGAGCTGTACGTCAAGCGTTGCTTGATGCCTATAGTGACCTTAGTGCTGAAATCACATACCTTGCTAACAATGATCCAGCATTCCTAGAGACAAACAAGGTCGACCTCAATTCGTTCCTAGGTCAACGTTCTGCTGGCGGTGGCGGTGGAGAACGTAAGCCATCTACTTACATCACTAAGACTAATATCCGCCCTGAAACTCTTGAGGCTACAATCGATGAGGTAGTCCGTTCATATACTGGTCGTGGTGCTACTGCCGAAGAGATTGCAAAGTGGTCTGAAAAAATCAATACACGCTTGGCAAAGCCAAGCAGTTTTGCTGAGACTACATATACCCCACAGGGTGAAACAACAACATTTCAAGAAGTGACTCCAGCCTTTTCGCCAAAAGAGTATCTATTCCAGCAGATTGCCAAGACTGACGAGGCTAAGGCTAACAAGGTCTTCGGTTTTTACAATGCTTTCAAGAGAGCGCTAGGTGTTAGCTAATGGCATTCAAGGCTTCAGACTATCCAGAAATTCGCAAAGCATCAGAAGAATATGATGTTGCAAAAGCCGAATTTCAAAAACTTGATCGCCAACTCAGCGAAACTCAAACGACATCTAAGGAATATAAACCATTATTAGAGCGTCGCAATGAAGCGAAGGCAAAAGTAGACTATGCCCTAAAATGGTATAAAGGTTTAGTAGAAAAGCGCAAGACTGCATACGAAGAGCAACAGCAAAAAAACAAATACTCAAGTATGCTAAAGAGTAACAAAGCAAAACTCAAGGTACTTGAGGATGATTTACAACGAGCCAAAGATAAGGGTGAAGATACCACTTCTATACAGTCTGCAATAAATAAAATCATTGGTAGTACTGAAGAATTAGAAGGTAAACTTGACGAGGTGGGCAAAAATAAGCGCCCAACAGGTGTACCCAAGGATGCTAAGTTCAATACTGTTACAGGCAACTGGGAATCTGGCGACCAGAAGTGGGATACTAGCGGTCAAGCAGTAACTAAAATTACAACCAAAGAAGTCAAGGGTGCTAAAGGCGGAACCCCAACAAAGGGAACTATGCCAGAGTTTCCTACTGGCGGACCAACTGGAACGGGTATTGTTGGTGCAGGCTTTGACCCAGGACGATTCCGTATGGGCGAAGAAGCATCTATGGGCGCTGCAAAGCCAGTAATCTCAACAACACCTACTGCAACTCCATTTGAAAAGATTATGGCAGAGGCCGTCAAGTTATATGGCGGTATTGATGAAATCTTCTCGACAGATGAAGAACTCAAGAATCTTCTTACTCGCGCAATCGGCGATCCTGCATCTGCTAAAGACGATATGGAAGAAGAGCAGTTCATCAATCTTCTGCAGAATACGCAGTGGTATAAGACTAACTCTGGACCTATCCGTCAACGCGGTTTTGAGAAGCGTCAATACGATGCACTTGTCAAGAAACTCAAGACAGATGACCCACAGTACAAGGCTAAGATTGAAGAACTCAATCGCACATCTGCCTATGGTCGTGGATTACAAGATGTCGTAGACATCCTGCGTGAGAACGCAACCAGACTCGGCAGACAGATTAGCGATGATGACCTAAGAGTTATCGCTGCTGGTATCTATGACTATGCCAATGAAGATGATGCAGTCAAGATTCGTAATGCAATCCTAGGCGCTGGAACATTTGGCGCTGGTAAGGGTATTGTCAGTGGTGCTGCAGGTCAGAACCTAACAACCCTACGAGCAGTAGCTCGTGCTAATGGATTCGACCTTGACACCGTATTCAAAGACTCAGTAGATACGTGGCTTGACAAGATTGCCAAGGGTGAGTCTATCGAGACATTCAAGAGCGTCATCCGCAATACCGCTAAGGCTGGCTTGCCAGATAGAGTTGCAAGTCTTCTAGACCAAGGCGTAGACCTTGAAACTATTTATAGCCCTTACAAGAGAATTATGAGTGCTGTCCTTGAGGTAAGCCCAGAATCAATTAGTCTCAATGACCCAACTCTTCGTATGGGCATTGGACCAGACAAAGAAGTTTCTCTTTACGAGTATCAACGTATGCTCCGAAAAGACCCACGTTGGCAGTACACCAATAACGCTCGTGAAGATGTTTCAAATAGCGTACTAACAGTTGCACGTAACTTCGGATTCCAGGGGTAACAATGGCAGAACAAGTATTACCACCAGGCTTTACAGCCGCTACTGAACTTCCAGAGAAGTACAGAGGATTCTTTGGTAACCCAGAAAACTTACTTGGCTACAAGGTTACTCAATATAAAGATCCCGATACTGGCAAGACATACTCCAGACTAAGTGTCTCTCAAAAAGGTGCTTATGGTCAGGCTGTAAGTGGTTCGTCTGAGTTTGGCGCTGGATTTACCGAAGAAGGCGGGTCTTTAGTTTCTTATAGGCCAGGCGGAGTTCCTGGTGGAGATAATAAACCAGGTTCTAATACTCCTGGGACAGCAACATATACCGCTACGGATGGAAAGTCTTTTACTAATGCAGACGCGTATACGGCGTATCAGGCAAACCTCGATACACAAAAAGGCCAGCGTCAGTCTGCGTACGATTTGCTCTATACTCAGTTTGCTCAGTATGGACTACAGTCTCTTGTCGAGCCACTCAAGAATCTAATCCAAGAAGGTGTATCTCCGTCAGAGTTCACACTCCGTCTTCGTGAGACAGATGCCTACAAGAAGCGCTTTGCTGCTAATCAGACCCGTGTCAACCAAGGTCTTCGTGCGCTATCAGAAGCTGAATACATTGGTCTTGAAGACCAGTACCAAGACATTATGCGCCGCTATGGTATGCCAGAGTCTTATTACAAGAAGGGTGACCTAGGAACTCAAGCAGGATTTGAGAAGTTTATCGGCTTTGATGTATCACCTGTTGAACTAGAAGACCGTATTCAGACTGCACAGTCACGAGTCTTTGATGCTAACCCAGAGGTTGCTGCTACTCTCAAGCAGTTCTATCCAGGAATCACTAACGGTGACATTCTTGCTTATGTTCTTGATCCTAAGAGTGCATTACCAGAACTCAAGCGCAAGATTACTGCTGCTGAAATTGGAGCAGGCGCAAAGATTGCTGGACTTGCAACAGGACTTGAGCGTGCAACAGAACTTGCTTCCTATGGTGTCACCAAGGAACAAGCACAACAAGGTTTCCAAACAATCGCAGATATCGTCCCACGAGGCGGTCAACTCGCTTCTATCTACGGAGAACCTGCTTATACACAAACAACCGCAGAACAAGAAGTCTTCGGACTTGCTGGAGCAACAGAAGCAGCCAAGCAGCGTAGGAAACTAACCGCGCTTGAGCAAGCATCATTCTCTGGCACAAGCGGTATGGCTGGCACAGCGCTAGGGCGCGAGAGAGCTGGTCAATTCTAAGCCTGCTAACGGAACGACTGGCCCGTTAGAGCGACACAAACACCAGTAGTAGAAGCCATACAGAAAGTCCCCGAATCTGTATGAGGTCTACGAAACCAACTAACAAGGGAGAAGGACCTATGTCCAACTACGACTACGAAGACGACGACTTTGATACTGATACCAGTAATGATCTCGTCAAGCAGTTGCGTAAAGCAACAAAGCAAAAAGACAAAGAACTCGCCGAACTAAAGGCGCAGTATGAGTCACTTGCAAAAGCAAACAGAGAACGAGCAATCAAAGATGCCCTCGCTAGTCGCGGGGTAAACAGCAAAATTGCAGCGTTTATCCCACAGGATATAGACCCAACTGAGGAGTCTGTATCAAAATGGCTCAGTGATTATGCCGATGTATTCGGCGTAGATACTGGGTCGAACCAGGCAACACCTAATGTAGACCCAGCCCAAGCTGCTGCATATCAGCGTATGACTAATGCCGTAGAACAAGGAGTTACTCCTGAGTTCCAGGCAGATATTCACCGTCGCTTGATGAACGCAAACAGCAAGGAAGAACTGGACGAAATCATTAGAGCGTCTGGACTCTAACCGAACCTATCCGAAAGGCAAGATAAGTGGCAATTCCTACAGGTACGCTTACTTCGTCTTCGACAATCAGCAACCTCGTCCAAACAGCGTACGATCAGTATGTCCGTATGGCGCTTCGCTCCATCCCAGTGATGCGTGCGTTGGCTGATGTCAAGCCAGTACAGCAAGCAATGCCAGGTTCGTCAGTTGTATTCTCCATCTACTCAGATCTCGCAACAGCGACTGGTACTTTGACAGAAACTTCTGATGTTTCCTCTATCGCACTTGGTAACCCAAATCAGGTTACTGTTACCCTCAATGAGTACGGCTCAGCCGTAACAACCACCAAGAAGTTGAACCTCACTTCTTTCAACGACGTAGATGCAGCACTTGCTGACATCATTGCATACAACGCTGCCGATTCAATCGACACAGTTGTATCTTCCGTCTTGACTGGTGGCTCCAATGCGCTATACGGCGGAACCGCAACAGGTACCGCATCCGTTACAGCATCTGGCACAATGACAACCGCTCTTATCCGTAAGGCTGTTGTTCAACTTCGTACCAACAAGGCTGTACCTCGTATCGGCGAACTTTACGCTGCATACCTCCACCCACGTCAGTCTGCGGATCTCCGCGCTGAAGCGGGAACTGGCGGATTCCAGGAACTCACCAAGTACGTCGAGCGCACTCCGTTCGTCGCTGGTGCAGTCGGAGCGTTGGAAGGTGCTTACATCGTTGAGACACCTCGCGTTCCTTCCGAGACAAACGCATCTTCTGTCGTTGTTTACAAGGCAGTAGTTGCTGGTCGTGAAGCACTTGCTGAAGCTCTTGCACAAGACACTTCAGTAGTCATCGGTCCAGAAATCGACGCACTCCGTCGTTTCCGCACCATCGGCTGGTACACATTTGCTGGCTGGAATCGTCTCCGTGAAGCGGCTCTATACCGCATCGAGACTGCAACAACAATCAACTAGTTTGTTGTCTATCGGGCAGGGGCAACCCTGCCTGGTGGTGAATTAGCTAGGAAAGGAAGTTATGGCTTACAGATTGACAACACCTTGGCGTTGGGAAACGTGGGGCGCTGGATATGAAGTCTACGACCCATACTCACGCCTTGCAGGTAAGCCAGTTACTGGTGGTTCAATTACAGGTACAACTAATCCATACCTGACAGACATCCCACGAGGTTATACATTTATCGTCAATGGAACAACAGTGACTGTAGAGCAGACACCAAGCCAAGACACACTGGCTGCTGCTGATTCATATTATCTTGGTGGTACTGAATCTATTATTAGCGACTCCGAAGCCCAAATCTTTATTGATGCAGGTTACTCCGACTACCTAACACCGATTGCGTAGATATGCCTAGATACGATTACATTTGCCAGACTTGCGAAGTACAAGAAGAAATCTCTAAATCTTACGCAGAGTTTGAAAGAAAAGAAATTTGCTCTACCTGCGATAACGAGATGGTCAGAGCAATCAATATGCCTAACTTTGCAGGGTGCTTCCCTACTCGGCAACACTGGGATAAGACCAAAGAAATCAAATGGGACAAAGAAGTAAACTCCTATTACGACGCGGTACGTCAAGGAGTCGAACCAATCTCCACCAAGCAAAAAGATATAGATGCCGCAATGAAGTTTTCCAACGAAAGCGGTAAGGCTTTTGACGGAAATACAATGACTCTCAAGGAGAAATAAAATGCCAGCAAACGATCCAAAGCAGTACGAAGAATCCGAAGACTTTATGCCTTGGCCTAGTGATACAAACGACAAGCCATTTATGACCTATGACAAGTTGATGACAGGCGCTCCAGGAAAGGCAGCAAAATAATGGCAAAGGCAAAGAAGTGCAAGAAGTGCGGCAAAGCAAAGTGCAAGTGCTGATATGAAAAAGAAAACAGCCGCCAAAAAGGTCGCCAAAGTAATGCGTGAGTTCAAGGGTGGAACCCTTCACTCAGGTAAAAAGGGACCAGTTGTAAAGTCCAAGAAGCAGGCTATTGCTATCGCTTTGTCTGAAGCAGGAATGTCCAAGGCTAAGAAGAAGGCAAAGAAGAAGTAATGTCGTCGGGTCAATACCGCCGACGTGAGAAGTTCAACTCTGTCATTATCAGAGACGGGATGGTTGTCAGACTCAACAAGAATGGCACGATTCGTGCAGTTCTAGGAAAGTATGGAGAGTATGGAAAGAAAGACAAAGCGTGATCCGCGTCTTGCAAGAGCTGGCGTTACGGGCTTCAACAAACCCAAGCGTACGCCTTCTCACCCAACTAAGAGCCACGTCGTCGTTGCCAAAGAGGGAAGTCAAGTCAAGACAATCCGATTCGGACAACAAGGCGTAACAGGCGATAGACAGCCTACGAAACGGCAAAAGTCATTCAAAGCACGTCACGCAAAGAACATTGCTAAAGGCAAGATGAGCGCCGCATATTGGGCAGATAAGGTGAAGTGGTGAAAAAGAAAGCATTTTGGGATACAAAGAATCCTAAGAAGACATCTAAGAAACTAACACCAGCGCAGAAGACTGCTGCCAAGAAGCGTGCTAAAGCTGCTGGTCGTCCATATCCAAATCTGGTAGATAACGCAGCAGTAGCAAAAAAGAAGAAGTAGGAGATACAAGTGGCACTAGGAGTTTACGGCACAACGCTCAATGACGAACTCAATCGTCTAGCCAATGGCGGCACTTACCGCACAATGGGCAATATGGTTGATATGGCTCTGGCAGCACAGCAGTGGGCTACCCAACGCTCCGTGACCACAACAGTTACAGATACAGTGGGGGTACTCAATGAAATTGCTGGCATTGTTGATAAAGATGAGTGGCTTGATTTTACTGGCGTATGTAACTACCTCGCTTCTACTTCTGGACTGGCTGCAGCGCAAGCTCTCAGAGGAATCTCATCCTGATGAGTGCGAAATATAACCTCGTTTGCGACCAAGCAACCACATTCAATTTTCAGTTCCAGATTACCAATGATGGTACTCCTTGGAACTTGGCTGGCTATACAGGCACAATGACAGTGCGCCCATTCGTAGGCGCTAATACAACTACTGTTGTGGCATCTACTGCCAATGGTCGTATGACCTTTGATGCACCTAATGGCAGAGTTACTGTGACCATCAATGCAACAACTACTGGCGCTATAGGTGCAGGTAGATATTCATATGATTTAGTTTTGAACTCTGGCGGTACTGTGACAAGAATCCTTGAAGGTAAGTTTGTAGTGACAGGAGCTGTAACTCAATGACACCAACGATTATCGTAATTGAGTCAATCACTCCACAGGTAGCGGTAGAGTTATCTAACGATCAAGGACCGCAAGGCGGTCAAGGTATTACTGGTCCTACAGGTCCGACAGGACCTACTGGTGCCACAGGTCCAACAGGACCTTCTGGCGCTACTGGCCCGACGGGGGCAACAGGACCGACAGGAGCAACAGGTGATGTTGGAATTACTGGTCCGACTGGCGCGACGGGACCGACAGGTCCTATCGGCGCGACAGGCGCAACAGGACCACAAGGCGTTACAGGAGATACGGGTCCTACGGGAGCAACAGGTGCTACGGGACCTCAAGGAATTACAGGCGACACGGGAGCGACTGGACCGACAGGACCAGTTGGTGCTACAGGACCGCAAGGCGTAACTGGTGACACAGGACCTACAGGCCCTATAGGAGCCACAGGACCCGTCGGAGCGACGGGACCAACAGGACCAGAGGGTCCTACAGGCCCAATCGGTATTACAGGCCCTACAGGGCCTACAGGAGCCACTGGACCAGTAGGTGCTACAGGCGCTACTGGGCCTACAGGAGCTGATGGACAATCAGCTAACTACTACGATTATGTAGCCAAGACAACCGCTACAAGCGGTTCACCAGGAAGCACATTCCTGCTATGGAACAACGCAACTCAGACTTCAGCTACTCAAATCAACATTGACCACATCAATGCTGACAACGTAGATATTGATATTTTCTTAGCGCTACTTGATGTAGGCGATGTCTTGGTTATTCAAGACAAGACAAACTCTACCAACTACCAGAAGTGGGAAGTTTCAGGCGCTATTACAATCGTTACCAACGATTATGTACAGGTTCCTGTTACCCTGATTTCATCTGCAGGTACTGGTTCTTCAGGATTTTCTAACAACACGAACGTAATTTTAGCAATCGTATCCGTTGGTATCGTAGGTCCTACTGGACCTATTGGAGCTACTGGTCCTACTGGACCTATCGGTGCGACAGGACCGACAGGTCCTGAAGGAGCAACTGGACCTACAGGTCCTCAAGGAACACAAGGAGTCACAGGTGATATTGGCCCTACTGGTGCTACTGGTCCCACTGGCCCTGCTGGGGCTACTGGTCCTATCGGCGCGACTGGAGACGTTGGACCAACTGGCGCAACTGGACCTACGGGACCCGCAGGATCTAACGGAGCCGTTGGAGCCACAGGAGCAACTGGTCCTGTAGGTGCAACAGGTCCTATTGGTGCAACTGGTCCGACAGGACCTACTGGACCTACTGGTCCTAACGGCGACCCAACTCTTACTCTCAACTCTCAAACAGTCTCATATACTTTGGTTCTGGCAGATGCTTCTAAGTTGGTAGAAATCAGCAATGCCTCTGCTAATAACCTGACAGTTCCACTCAACTCATCTGTTGCGTTCCCTATCGGAACTCAAATCAGCATCCTTCAAACTGGTGCTGGTCAGACAACGATTGTGGCTACAGGTGGCGTGACTATCAATGCCACACCTGGACTCAAGCTCAGGGCGCAATGGTCATCGGCAACCCTTATCAAGCGTGGAACCGACACGTGGGTAGCCGTAGGAGACTTGTCAGCATAGACAATTTGATACGATTGTGGTATGAGATTTCACGTCGTAGCACTACCACATACCCAAGTCACTAAAGCATTTGCAGGTTGTGCGTACACTGAAAAGGTACGCAGATTCTGTAATATGATGAAGAGTCTAGGTCATACAGTTTATCTTTATGCTGGCGAAGAAAACGAAGCCAATGTAGATGAACTGATTACCTGTATCACTGAGACACAACGACGAATCGTTGTAGGTAACAAGCCGTATGTAGAGGCACCGTTCAATTACAGACTGCCTCACTGGGAGAAGTTCAACAAGAAGGTTGTTGCGGAAATCCGCAAGCGAGCAGAGAAGCAAGACTTCATCTGTGTTATAGCAGGTGGCTCACATCAGCCTATTGCTCTAGCTCTGCCACATATGATGACAGTAGAGTTTGGTGTCGGATACTCTGGAGTATTTTCTAACTACCGAGTATTTGAATCCTACGCTTGGATGCACAGCGTTTATGCACAGCACAAAGACGCAGCCACAGTAGATGGTTCATTCTTTGATGCGGTGATTCCAGGTTACTTAGATCCTGAGATGTTTCCGCTAGGTGAAGGTAAAGGTGATTACTACCTTTACATTGGTCGAATGATTCCACGCAAAGGCGTGGACATTGCAGCACATATCTGCAAGACCATTGGCGCTAAATTGATTATGGCAGGTCCTGGCGACCACATACCAAACTATGGCGAATATGTCGGAGCAGTAGGACCTGAGCAACGTGCAGAGTTGATGGGTAATGCCATTGCAACTTTTGTACCTACTCTGTACATAGAACCTTTTGGCAATGTGAACATTGAGTCACAAGCCTGCGGAACTCCAGTTATCACTACAGACTGGGGCGCATTTACAGAAACTGTAGTAGAAGGCGTTACAGGCTTTAGATGCCGTAACGTAGAAGAGTTTATCTTGGCGACACAGAACGTCAAGAATCTAGACCGCAAGGCAATTAGGGACAGGGCTGTATCGCTCTACTCCGTAGATGTTATTGCGAAGCAATACGAAAAATACTTCAACAGGCTACTAACCCTGTGGGGAGACGGCTGGTACACGGAAGGAAACAATGCCAACACTGTCCGAGATGATAGACGAGGTGAAGAGTAACCTACAAGGTTACACACTCCGTCAAGATCGCATCACTTACGTTGCTAACGCTGCTGGTTTGACTACAACGTCAACCCAGATACAGGTCGGTTCGCAATCCAATCTTGCCAAAGGCATCATTGAGGTTGACGACGAATTGATTTGGATTGATTCCTTTGATAAAGCAAGCAATACACTCAATGTTATTCCAGGTTTCGGTCGTGGATACCAAGGCACTACTGCCTCACCGCATAGCCAATATGCCCCAGTTACCTTAGCTCCTACCTTCCCAAAGGTAACAATCAAGAAGGCTATCAACGACACTATCAATAGTTATTACCCGAAACTATGGGCAGTAAGTTCAACAACCTTTACATTCAACGCATCTCAGACAACATATGCAATGCCAGATGACTGCGAGCAGATTCTTTATATGTCGTGGCAGACTACAGGTTCAAGCCAAGAGTGGTTACCTATCAATCGCTGGCGCATTGACCCAATGGCTAACAGCGCAACATTCAATACCAATGTAACAGTAAATATCTATGAGAATATCCAACCTGGTCGAACAGTGCAGGTCTGGTATACAACAGAACCTAATACCCTTGATGCCAGCACAGATGACTATGAAGATGTCACTGGCTTACCAGCCAGCACATATGATGTGACAGTCCTAGGTGCCTGCTACAAACTTCTATCATTCGTTGACGCTGGTCGTATCAATCTATCCAGCGCTGAGGCTGACCTCAATGACACCAAGAACCCATACAACTCTGGTGCCTCTGCTTCTCGTTATGTATTCGCTCTGTTCCAACAGAGACTCAACGACGAAGCCTTGAAGTTGCAAGATAAGTTCCCTATCAGAATCCACTACACCAAGTAAGGAAAGCCAATGACACGTCTATTCTCAAGCATCAGCGTTCAGACTACGCTGGCAACACCGATTGCAAGCGGTGATACAACGTTGACTGTCTCCTCTGGTACAGGTTCAGCACTCCTTGGTGGTGTGACTCTGGCAGCAGGTGGAGCAGACCAATTCACAGTAGCAATCGATCCAGATACCAATAATGAAGAAATTGTTTTTATTACTGCCGCTGCATCTGACACTTTTACTGTAGTTCGCGGTCGAGCAGGAACAACCGCAGTAAGTCATTCAAGCGGTGCCACAGTCAAGCACGTTCTAACTTCAGACGATCTCAATGCTTTTGAGGCTGGACTAAATGAAACACTTCCATTCAATGCACAAGTTGGAACTACATATACCATAGCTCTGACAGACGCTGGAGATGTAGTAACTTTGACTAATGCTTCTGCTATTACAGTTACCGTACCTACTAATGCTTCAGTAGCATTTCCTATCGGAACGCAGATTACCTTAGCTCAAATGGGTGCGGGTAAAGTTACAGTGGCAGGCGCTGCGGGAGTCACAGTTTATTCAACTGATTCACACCTAAGCCTACGTGCTCAGTATTCATCTGGAACTCTTATCAAAACAGCTACAAATACTTGGTTACTAATAGGAGACTTGGCAGCCTAATGAGAATCCTTGGAGTTATATCTTCATCAAGTCGTGAGGTTCCTGGAGCGCCGACAATCGGTACTGCTACAGATGTAGGGACTGGTCGTGCCTATAATAATGGTGCGGCAACTGTAACCTTTACAGCCCCTGCTTATTCTGGCGGATTGCCAATCACTGGATATACCGCTACTTCAAGTCCTGGTGGATTTACAGGTACAGGTTCCTCTAGCCCTATTACTGTTACTGGGCTACAGGCTGGAACTACTTACACATTTACAGTAGTGGCAACCAACTCTGTTGGTAATTCAACAGCATCTGCTGCATCTAATAGCATTGTTGCAACTACAGTTCCACAAGCGCCTACCATTGGTACAGCAACGGCTACCAGTTCTTCAACTGCAACTGTCGCATTTACTGGCAATGCAAGCGGTGGCAAGGCAATATCTACCTACACAGCCACATCAAGCCCAAGTTCAATTACTGGATCTAGCGCTACTAGCCCTATAACTGTTTCTGGCTTGACTTCTGGCACCCCTTATACATTTACTGTTACTGCAACAAATGCGAATGGAACTTCAACTGCATCTTCGGCCTCTAACAGCGTAACTCCTTCTTCTCCATTTGCTGCTACAGGCGGAACAGAATACACATCTGGTGGATACAAGTATCATAAGTTTACATCTAATGGAACATTCCAAGTAACATCAGGCTCAAAGAATGTCGAAGTTCTCCTAATTGCTGGTGGTGGTTCAGGTGGTATAGCCACAGAAAGCACAACTAGCGGTAGCGGTGGTGGTGGTGCAGGTGGAGTTCTTTATACTTCATCTCAATCAGTTTCAACAGCCAGTTATTCTATTGTGATTGGCGCTGGTGGAGCAGGACGCGCATCAAGCAATGTTCTAACAGGAGCTAATGGAAGCAATTCAACATTCAACAGCACCACGTTAGTAGCAACAGGTGGCGGTGGTGGTGGCACCAAGGGCGAAAACTCAAACAACGGTAACGGCGGCGGTAGCGGCGGTGGTGGTGCTTACAACAGCGGCAATAACACAACTGGTAATGGTGGCGCTGGAACATCGGGCCAAGGAAACAATGGTGGAAACTCTGGTGCAGTAGACCAAAACGGTGCTGGCGGTGGTGGCGGTGGTGGTGCTGGTGCTGCTGGCAGTGCTGGAACTAGCGGTACTAGCCGCAAGGGTGGCAATGGTGGTGACGGAACAAGTTCTTATTCAGTTTGGGGTAATGCTACTTCCAGTGGAGTTGACTATAACGGAACTCGCAAGTTTGCTGGTGGCGGTGGAGGTAGCGGTGGTACTGCTTCCCCAAATAGCAATGCTGGACAAGGTGGAGGTAGCGATGGTCGCGGAGATAATGGAAGTTCATCGCCAGGAACTGCAAATACAGGCAGTGGCTCAGGCGGCGCTTGGTCTGCAGTGAAAGGAAATTGCACAACTGGTAATGGCGGTTCTGGTATTTGTATTATTCGTTACACAGTATAAAGGATGACTATGGCACACTGGGCAGAAATTGATGAAAATAATATAGTAATTCGTGTAACTGTGGGATCTAATGAGGATCCAGACGAAGGTTATCAGTGGTTGATAGATAACCTAGGTGGTCGATGGATAAAGACTTCCTACAACAGTTTTGGCGGAGTCCATTACAAATCAGAGTTAGACGAAAAAGGGAAACGCATCCCATCTGGTAACCCACATCTTCGATTCAACTTTGCAGGTACTGGGTTCACATACGATGAAAACCTTGATGCTTTTATTCCACCTAAGCCCGAAGAAGATGAAAATACAAAATTCTGGCTAAATCCACAAACTTGTCTATGGGAAGAAGTATAATGAAAAGAGAATTACAATCATATACTGATGAACAGAATCGCAAATATGTTGAAGAACATATGCCTGTAGAGTTTATTGGAAAGCATCATTCAAAGCATAATGGTACGCCAATTCGTATGGCTGTATACGATGAAACAGAAGATAGAAAGTTTATTGTTGATTCAAATAAACTAATTCTAAGAATGTCCGATGCTGGCAAAAAAGGCCTCGTAGCATTTTGTGATTATTATGTAAAAGAAGATAATGGATTAGATATAGGATTTATGTATGTCCATCCATTTCATAGAAATAAAAACATATCAAACAATATGGCTTTATTTTTTGAAGAATTGATACCCCTAACCGCAACTCTTGATGCCTATAATGTTTCAAGCGAATATGTTGAAAAACTTATAGCAAATGCAACAAATAAAAGAACTATAAATGTTCGCACTTTTGAGTACACAAAGTAAGGAGTAGTTAGTGGCTTACGGCGATGACATCACAGAAGGTTTACCTTATGTACTTTCCAATCCAGTTGGAGCAATCAACTTTTCGTCTACAGGCGAGGCTTACGATATTGCTATTGCTGGTCAGCCGTTCTTTCTAGCAACTTCTGACGATACTCCGTATCGTCGCGTCACTGCTCAGTACCGCAAGCAACAGTATGACCAGACCCGTGAAGCTGGAGAACAGTCGCTTACTGGCTGGTGGTTTAGATCTCAGTCATCATTCCATCTAGGTCAGGGCATCAAGTATTTTGAGCCTGCTCAAGATGAATCGCTACGCTTCCAGTACAAGGAATCCAAAGGTGTAGATGTCTGGACCAAAGGTCAAGCAACGCTTATCTACGATGTAGATGAAGGACACGTCACTACAACTCCTTTGCAGGATGGAGATAGACCAGGACAGTATCTGCGTTCCATCAAGTGGACCAAGAGTGGTAACACCTATGATGGTTGCTTACTGCTTGACGGCTATGACATCAACAAGGTTTACCCAACTATCACAGCCTCGGTCAATAACAAGGCTCTTACCTCTAACGTAGCAACACTCACCACAACTGCTGCTCACGGCTTTGCCGTAGGTATGACAGTGGAAGTATCAGGCGTAGATGCTACCTTCAATGGTTCTTACACAATTACCGCAGTCACTAGTACTACTTTTTCCTATGCTAAGACTGCATCAAATGTAACCTCAACTGCAGTCAGCCCTGTCGGAACTGCCTATAGCAATGATACCCACTTCCAAGACTACTCAGTATCTGGTGCGTATAAGGTCTACGCACTCTGTGATGATGGTGTATATGCCTATTGGATTGCACTTATCGACGATGCTGGTACAGATAAAACTGCTATGTACAAGAAGTTACTCAACGATGATGCAACAGTATCACCTACAGAAATGTGGAAGTCATCAGCTATCATAGTTTCCAATGCAGTAATGGAGTTCACTAAGGAACGTATCGTTGCCTGCATCAACAACAAAGTATTTGAATATGCAACCAATGCCTCTGCTATTGGTACTGCTGTTTATACCCATCCAGTAGATGACTTCTACTACACCAGCATCACATCATCTGGTGCTGCTATTTATTGTGCTGGCTTCTCTGGCGGTCAATCCAATATCCAGAAGTTTACACTGACTACTGCTGGTGCTATGCCTAGTTTGACTAGCGCTATCACCGCTGCTGAGATGCCAGTAGGAGAGCGCATCTTCCGTATCTATTACTACCTTGGTTATATGCTGATTGGAACAGATAAAGGTGTGCGAGTAGCGGCAGTATCCGATGACGGATCTATAGCCTACGGACCACTGGTCTTTGAATCAGAGCAACCAGTCTATGACTTTGCAGCTCGCGACAAGTATGTCTGGTGTGCTACTAACGTAGATGGTGCGCCTGGTACCACACGCATTGACCTTGGTACACAGATTGCTCCGCTCGTATTTCCTTACGCTTGGGATACCTACTATTTCCCAGAGACTGTCGGGAATCGCATCACAGGTCGTTACACAACTGCCTGTGCTTTTGTCAATGGTACTGACAGACTTGCTTTTTGCACTAACTATAGTGGGACTGATGGACACGTCTACATTGAATCCGATACGCGTCTAGTATGGGAAGGCTACCTACAGACAGGTTATATCCGATACAACACACTAGAGCCAAAGATATTCAAGTTGGTATTTCCTCGCTTTGTAGCCACAGATGGTGGTCTTGTAGTCAAGTCAATTACTGCAGATGAGACTGAGTACACCATTGGTAATTATCCACAAGGTTCTGATGTAACAGAGACTGGTGTTCCATATCCAAATACCCCACAGGAATATCTAGCTTTCAAGTTTGTCATTACTCCATCAACAACTAACAACACCCTTGGGCCACTATTCACTGGCTATCAAGTCAAGTCGCTGCCTGCAATCCCGCGCCAGCGCTTGATTCAGTATCCACTATTCTGCTACGACCACGAGTCAGATAAGTTCGGCGTGGAGGTTGGATACGAAGGCTCTGCTTGGCAGCGTATGCAGGCTCTTGAGAACATTGAAAACAATGGAGACACTATCCGTATTGAAGACTTCCGTACAGGAGAATCATTCCTTGGTCTTATCGAGGAACTAGATTTCATCAACAAAACACCCACAGATAAGCGCTTCACTGGTTTCGGTGGAGTTCTTATTGCAACTATTAGATCCGTATAAGGAGCCAGTAAATGACCCCTGCTGATTGGGCAATGCTTGTTGCCACCATTCTAGGAATAACCTCAACCCTGCTAATGGGATTGCGGTGGCTAGTCAAAACATTTCTTATGGAACTCAAGCCCAATGGCGGCTCATCTATCAAGGACAAGGTAAATGCCTTGGAAGAAAAAGTAGATTTACTAACTGAACTAGTCAAAGAAGCACTAAGGAAGTGACGAATGAAACCTGTTGCAAAACGTGCAACACCTGCTGCTATTGCCGTTCTTCGGCAGGCAACTGCGCTTGCTCCGAAGCGCAACAAAGCATCGGATGGATTACTACCAAGCAAGGCTCACATCAAGGCAAGCCCTGATTCAGACCACAATACGGGCCTAGCAGTAGACCTGACCCACGATCCAAAGGCAGGTATTGACTGTGCCGAGATATTTGAAAAACTCAAAGAAGATGAAAGGGTTGCTTACCTTATCTTCAATAAAAAAATTTGGTCACGCCTCAAGGCTAGCGCTGGTAATCGTGTTTATACTGGCAGTAATTCACACTCTAAGCATCTTCATATTTCTATCAACGCTGATAGCGCTAATGACACTAGCCCTTGGTTCTGGTGGATGAATCAACCTAAAGTTGTGAACCAGGTGAAGGCTGCCCTGCAGCCTCAACCCAAGAAGAAGGTGGCAGAAGGTGTCAAAGTGACACCTGTATGTACCTGCTGCAAGGTTCACGGCAAACAAAAGAAAGGCAACTAATGGAAACACTCAAGCAAGTATCGCTGACGTGGTTTCGTGCTGCAGCCTCTGCTGCCATTGCACTCTACCTCGCAGGTGAAACTGATCTCAAGACTCTAGGAACTGCAGCACTTGCAGGATTCCTCGGTCCTGTATTGAAGTACCTCGACTCATCCGCTAAAGATTTCGGTCGCGGAGCAGCGTAGTTTGTAGATAGCGCGAGGCAAAGCCCCTGTCCCTTACGGGATGGGGGCTTCTTTTTTTATGCCTGAAAGTGGACGAATGTCAGTTACTGGAACTTGATAGTTATGTACCTTGTTACCCTCTGGACCTGTCCAAGAAGGCTCATATTGCTTGATATCAGCAACAGTATTCCAGCCATAGATGATGACTTCTGTGGGCTGTAGCGGGTCTACAGAGGTCCATAGAAGGGCATCTGCTTTCTTCTCTAGGAATGGCAGTTGCTTACTTGATACTGCCCTGCCCCATACCTGCCAGTAATTAGTGTTCCACGTCTTGATATCCCAGCGCACAGCATCTGCTGTGATGTCACAAAAGTTATCCTCTTCAGCATTGAGAAAGTGTGGAGTAGTTTCCATACCCAACTGTTTGAAGTATTTATGGGCAGCTAGTTCACCGAACCTGCCTATAGAGTGTGATGATCTAAGGTTGCGATAGTGACCGTTGAAGTTTTTGTATTTCTGATAGGTGCGCTCTGACAGTTCTTCGGCTATAACCAAGTCTTCTTCTGTCAGGGGAATGTTCATTCTGGCCTGTCTACTGGGCAGGGAGCTTTGAGTAAGTTTCCACAATTAGCACATTGTACATCCAAGGCGTACCAAACTATCTCATAGTTCTCAAACTGGACATACGTGTTGAACACAGTACAACCACAGACACACTGGTGGGTTGGACCTACATCGCGGAGGTCAGAGGCTTGAATTGGTGGCAGCTCTTGGCTATATTTCAGCAGCCGAAGTAGACGGAGCAGCATTGCCTCACTCCTATCGGCCCGTGAGGGCCGTACTGTAATTCGCCTGACGGCTCATATTGTAATGAACTGGTGTGTCGCTACCGCGACGACACGCCGATGAATGTATAGTTCCGCTATGACAACATTGGTTGGTGTGCAACTCGAAGATCGAGTTGTGTTAGCTGCAGATTCTCAGATTACTGAAGATAACTTGAGGACCGTTAGCACATCCACTCCGAAAATAATTCACGTGGGTAAATACCTGTTAGGTATCACAGGTGACTCACGTCCTGGTGACATCCTTGCCTACAACTGGAAGCCACCTGTATACAAAGGAGCTAACCCTGTTCAGTGGATGGGTACCAAGGTAATGCCATCCATCATCACGGCGTTCAAGGAGAATGGATATGATCCGTATGAATCGACAAAAGAAAAAGACGCAGGGTTCGACTACCTTGTTTCGTTTGATGGCAACCTCTTCCATATTGCGACGGACCTCTCGTTCATCCAGTCGTCCGCCAATATTTATGGACTTGGTAGTGGTGGGCAGTTTGCTCTTGGTTATCTTTATGACCGCGTGGGCCGTCTCACTATGGGCAATGTAGACCAACACGCCGAGAAAGCCGTTCAGATAGCCTCGATGCTTGACATCAATACCTGTCCTCCGATTCAATTAGTTACTCAGAGACGGGAGCTGTAATGTATAAAGATTTCAAATCGTTCACCCTTCACGTGAACAAACATACCCTAGAGAACTTTGCTCTGGGTTTTGATTACTACATCATCTATATGTATCCGACAAATATTAGGAGAGCAAAAGTGTTTCAGTTGAACTTTTTGTTTTTCAATGTAACATTGACTCGTTGGTTCACACGCGAATATATCTCAGGGGCTTGATATGGATATCAAAGAACTACTTGTAAAGGCTCTTCACGAGAAAGAGAACAAGCGCGGCAGGTCCACGCAAGTTCAAATCGGTCCATCAGAACTCGGTGGATGTAGACGCAAGGTGTGGTATCGGTTGAATGGTCAACCTGAAACCAATGACAACGAGATAAAACTCGCAGCGATTATGGGGACTGCCATTCACGCTGCAATAGAGAATGCACTTGCAGAGAATCAAGAGGTCCTTCTGGAGAAGACCGTTGAGTTTGACGGTATGAAGGCCCACGTTGATTGCTTCATTCCTGGGACAGGAGATGTCGTTGACTGGAAGACTACGAAAGTCAAGAACCTTTCTTACTTTCCGTCAGAACAGCAACGCTGGCAAGTACAAGTCTATGGCTACCTGATTTCTAAGTCTGGCTTGGGGAAGGTCCAGAACGTGAATCTTGTAGCCATACCTCGTGATGGGGACGAGCGTGACATCCTAGTTCACAGCGAACCCTATGACGAAGCCATCGCACTAGAGGCTCTGAATTGGTTAGCAGCGATTCGGACTATGACTGATGCTCCCGCGCCTGAAAGACACGAGAGCTACTGTCAAAGCTACTGCAAATTCTATGATGCCTCTGGTGAGATGGGATGCGTTGGTATAAAAAAAGGACTTACCAAGTCTGAGTTACCTCAACTTGATGACTTCGAAGCTGCGATGGATGCGTTGCATTACACGCAGATAGACACCGAAATAAAAACATTAGAAGAAAAGAAACAAGCACTACGCGATAAGTTGCTTGGTAAAACTGGAGTTACTACTACTGGATATGAGATCAAGTGGTCTACTGTTCAGAGTAATACCATCGACAAGGAAGCAGTGGAGAAAGCACTAGGCTTTGTGCCGATGAAACAAGGGAAGGAAAGCGCAAGGCTTTCCGTCAAAAAGACTGGAGATAAATAATGGCTGCACCAGAGTCAACAAAGTTCCAGGTGAATTTCAAATCACCAGATGGAACTCTAATCAATTTGTACGCTGCGAATAAGGAGGAACTGGAATCGCTGCTTGCTGCAGCGCAGGACTTTTCTGCCCTCATTGGAAGCGTTAGCCAATCATTCTCAGGCGCTACATCTGCTGCGCCCGTACGTGCTGCTGCGCCAGTAGTAAATAAGTTGGATGACAGAGTAAACCCACCAGCGGCTGGACCTGCTGCAGCACTAGGAAGCACTATTTGTCGTCACGGCGTGATGGCTTACAAAGAAGGCGTAAGCGCTAAGGGTCCTTGGAAAGGTTATATGTGTCAGGCACCAAAGGGTGCTACTGACAAGTGCCAAACTATCTGGGTCCGATGACCCAATGCGAGAGCCTCGTGAATTCGAGGATCCTCTCTGCGCTCAATCAGGTGGTGACTTCTGGTTTCCAGAACCAGGACAAGGGACAAAACCTGAAACTTACTTCGCTAGAAGTATATGTGGTAAGTGTATCCATCAAGCTGAGTGTGCAGAATGGGGCATCCATAACGAGCGTTACGGAATCTGGGGTGGCCTTACAGAGGCACATCGAAAGCAGATAAGAAAACAAAGAAGAATAGTAATACGACGGGAGGAAAGTGCTTAGGTTAGACCGCGCTTGGAAGACTGCCCATACATTGGCGCAGCCACTTCCGACTGTGTGGAAAGACTTAGATACTAAAGGCATAAAGTTTCGGCGTGGTCAAGTGTGTATGGTTGCCGCTGCACCTAACGCTGGAAAGTCTATGTTCGCTCTTGTGTACGCTATCAAGGCCAAGGTGCCTACTCTGTTCTTTTCTGCAGATACTGATACTGCTACGGTGATGTTGCGTGCTGCAGCACATCTAGCAGGTCACACCCAAGAAACTGTAGAGAATCAAATGAGTATCAACCCTGATGCTTATGAAGAAAATCTACAGGCTATATCACACATACAGTGGGTCTTTGATTCATCACCAAACCTTGATGATATTGAGGCAGAGGTAAAGGCTTACATTGAACTCTATGGCATCGCACCACAGTTGATAGTCGTAGATAACCTGATGAATGTCATCGCTGAATCTGATAATGAGTGGGCAGGCTTACGCCAGATAATGGTGGAGCTACACGATATGGCACGCAAGACAGAAGCCTGCGTTGTTGTTCTGCATCACGTATCAGAGCAGACTGAGTACGGATCTATGACTGAGCCACCGCACCGACGAGCAATCCAAGGTAAGGTATCTCAGTTACCAGCTCTGATACTCACGCTGGGTTACAACCCGTTTGAGCATACGCTTAGGGTTGCAGCCGTAAAGAATCGTTTCGGAAAGCATTCAGTTGATGGCAAGGATTGGGCAGGTTTATTCGTAAACTTTGCCACCTGCCAAATATCTGACGCTGATGCTTACGGCAGGATGGTCTATAACTCTAACTTAGCGAGGGCTTTGTGAGTTCATACAATAAGCAAAAGGGTTCCAAGTTTGAGACGGATGTAATGAAATACTTGAGGAAACTTGGACACTTTGCTGAGCGCCTAGCCAAGGCGGGATCTAATGATGAAGGTGACATCGTTACCATAATCGCAGGTCAGACCTATATTCTGGAGTGTAAGAACCGTAAGTCAATCAATCTTCCGCAGTTCTGGGCAGAAGCTCAGACTGAGGCAGCCAACTATGCGAAGGCTCGTGGACTACCCGTCAACCCACCAGCCTTCGTCATAGTCAAACGCAGACAACACGGAGTAGAGAAGGCTTGGGTAATCCAAGACCTAGACCAATGGTTACAAGATAGGAGTAAGTGATGCCAGTACCAGAGGGACAGATAACAACGAGCAAGATATGGACAGCAGAAGATGTACCACTACCAGAGGAACCAACTGAGGTAGAAGAGAAGGAAGAAGAGGCAGAAGCAGATGAGTAAATACTTTCCAGTAAGATTTGATGGAGTAAGTCTTTGTGACTGTGAACCACTATGGAAACAGATACTACTTGTCTCTGTTTATGAGTGGGATGAAACTCCCTACGGACTGACTATCCGTATTCTAGGATTCAATATTGATTTCCTATTAGGCAAGTGGGAGTAAGATGATCTGCAGTAGCTGTAGTTGGGCAGGTCATCACAACACCATCGGTAAGACTGACCTAGCCAAAGAGTTTCACGAGAAGTGTGAAGGAGACTGCGGATGCCAGCACAAGACTGGTCCAGGGTGGTTCGTGCGAAGAGGTCAAAGACCAACTCAGATGCAAACTCAGTCTCCATAGCAGATGTAGTAAGACACTTCGGAGGAGAAGTGAAAGAGGGACGCAACGTCTCAGTGCGTTGCTGTATGCACGATGACTCTCGCAAGAGTGCAGTCATAGATACATACAACAACTTGTATTACTGTCACACCTGTGGCAAGGGTGGCAATGCAGTCAATGTCATAATGGAATTAGAGAATGTGGGGTTCAAAGATGCTCTCGCAAGAGCAGGCGAAATCGTTACAGGAGGCGGCTCACCATTACGCGGAGGCAATAAGCGACGAGGCTCTAGCTTATCTCGCAGGACGTGGAATATCTGAAGAGGTAGCAGCTCGCTACCGATTAGGAACTATTACAGATCCGATAGAGGGACATCAAGGATATGAGGGTTGGATTTCCATACCCTACTTCACCGCTTTAGATTTATGTGTAGGCTTCAAGTTCCGCAGGCTTGATGATGGCAAGCCAAAGTATGGCTCACCAGTAGGGCAGAAGACTCACCTGTTCAATGTTGTAGCTACAATGTCTGCAACCAAGAGCATCGTCATCTGTGAAGGTGAGTTCGATGCGATTATTATGGATGCAGTCTGTGGTGTACCAGCAGTAGGAGTACCTGGAGTAGCGGCGTGGAAACCTTTCTATCCCAAACTATTCGGTGGCTTTGATGTTGTGTATATTCTCGGAGACAATGATGTGAAAGATGATGGCACCAACCCAGGAGCAGAGTTCTCTAGGCGTGTCGCAGGTGAGGTTACGAACTCACAAATCGTACAATTACCACCAGGTATGGACATAACAGACTTCTATCTGGTGAATGGAAAAGAAGCAACAGCCAACCTAGTAGGAGGAGCAAAGTGAGTGAGCAAGAAAAAGGATCTCCAAGAGGCAGCCAGATTATTGATGGATATGGGGATGATAATAGTCTCGATAGATTACAAGGCTGGTACGATAACCTGTCGCCTGATACCAACAAGAGAGTAGATGATGAGTTCATCGCAGATATCTGGCGAGTCCTTGACACAGCAGGAAATCTGCTCATCCGCAAGCATCACGATTACGGCCCGAAGAACATCGCTCACAGTCCAGGTGGCCCACTCAATGGACTCCGAGTGCGGATGTGGGACAAGGTGGCTCGCATCAATAACCTCCTCGATAGCAAAGTCTCTCCCAGCAACGAGTCCCTCCGCGACTCTTTCATAGACTTGCTGAACTATTCTGCCATTGCAATTATGGTGCTTGATAAGAAGTGGCCTGAACTACCCAATGACTAATACATACGCATTTCCTAATGGAGATGAGATTCCTATAGAGCACTATAAATACATAGTGAAGTTTACCCGTAATCAACTTGCTAATAACTTAGAGCAAGAGGCTCGTAACGCAATGATAAGTGACGAGTACAACTTCAATGACACAGCGGTTCGTGCTAAAACTTTCTATCTTGCTGCTCAAATTATCAGAGGTAAGAATGACTGAGAAGTATTCGTGGTACAAGGCAGAGCAACGCCGCAAACAAATCGCTAAAAAGAAACGTGACAAGGCTGACCGATACGTAGAAGAGATGAATAAGAGAGCCAATGACAGAAACACACCCATCAGCTCCTGATATAGTCTTTAGCGTAGCTAGAACTATCTTCAGTAGATACCGCAACTTTGTTGAGCGAGAAGATGTAGTTCAAGAGTGCTGGTCGTGGTATTACTCACGAGCAGAACACTTCAACCAATTACTATCGGAAGAGAACACAGTCCAGCGAGTCATCAACGAGAAGCGTATGGCGTGGCAGATGAAGCGTCACGCAGAACGCTACGCTCGCAGGGAGAAGGCTACTCGTAGCGGATATAAACTTACTGATGAAGCCTTCTACGATACTGTCGTCATAGCCCAACTTCTTCCCCACGTTATCGCCTCCGTTGTAGATAACACAGTATTAGAACAGGCTCAAAACCTCATCAACGATGGGCAACCAAAGAAGCAGTCTGCTCCTGCTGAAGGTGGCAACCTGCTCGCCACGCTCATTGATATCAAGAAGGCGTACCTCAAACTAGATGTGATGGACAAAGATATTCTCATCAAGAGATACCACGAGAACCTTACACTCCAAGAGTTAGCTACCTACCTAGAGTGTGCTACCTCTACTGCTGATCGTAGATGTCAGAACTCTCTACGCAGATTACAGAATAATCTTGGTGGCGAAAGTCCTTATCAGTGATTTATGAATACAAGTGTCCGACCTGTCAGCTAACCTCCGAAGTTGATAGGTCTATCCACGCTGAAGCGAGCAACCCCTTCTGCTCGTGTGGCGAAATGATGAATAGGGTCTGGTCCTCTCCTCCT